AAAACTAGCGCGCAAGATTATGGACACTATAGAAACCAATCATGGTATTCAAATCACTACAAAAGCTCTAGTTGGTTCTGACGATAAGGAGACTATTGGGTCTGCTCGCATAGCCAAAATCAAGGATGAAGACTTGTCATCATTCCAATGCAGATTCAAAGCTGAGACTATCAGATCAGTCTTAATCTTGGAGAAAGTTGAAGAAGTTGCATCTAGGCTCCTCAACATGAAAAAATCTAGTGAGAAGAGTATTGCTAGTGTGAGAATCGGAGAGTACAATTCAAACTTTCTAATGGATGATTCTGTCGTTAGCAGACGGTATATCGAATACGGTTCTTTGTCTTCAAACTGTAAGGCTATATCTTATGGTACAGATGTGACTTCCGGCTTCAATGGCATTGTTGCTTTAGCTCAGCATGGTATCACTGAAGTTAATTGTCTGTTATTTCAGCTGACACTCAGGCGACACCTAGACTCAATATACAATTTTGGGCGGAAAGAATCTCGCGATATAGAGAAGTTGTTTGATTGCAAGCGAGAATTTTGTCCTGTAGAGCTTGGTGGTTTCCCACTGCTGACAATTTCTGAGATGATAACAGGATTGAAGCATAATGCAATCTCTAGAGTACTGGACAATGGCAGTGAGAAGTCAGTGAATTCCATGCTGAGACTGATGTCTCCAAAGAATTCTCTAATGGTCGATGCAGAACTCGACGATTACTCTCAAGAAGAATTGTCTTCATCAATTGGACTCAATTACATGGTTCGATTAAACTCTAAAGTAGGGAATATCACACGGCACTTTGAAGAGACATATGGTTCAAATCCTATTGTTATAAAGGACAAAATACTCAATGAGCCTTGGCTTCCCTTTGTTGATCCAATTGCTGCTGATGATTTCTTATTGAAAATGGGCAACAGAGTCTTCTCATTCCAATCAAAAGTTGCATTTTCTTATGAAAATGATATCTCGAACATGATTAGAATGGCCAGGATGTCCTCCTCTAAGGTTTGTTATATTGGGCCTCACCTTGAAAAGTCAAAGATTAAACCCGAAATGCTAAAATCATTTATGGAAACAGTCAAGGAATATGCGGAAGAATCTGTTGATCCAAAGTACAAAGACGAAATCGCCATTTCCCGTATTGAAGTAGAAAGATTACTAAGCTCAAATGATTCATTCAGCTTGCTCCACGAGTATTCATCTAGTCACATGCTCGGTAGAGATGATGGTCGCTGCATTACAAGAAGGGCATCGTATAAACGGTCAACATGTTCGTCTGTTATCGCCATGAAGAGTATTTCAACGAAGAACAAGCCTTTGAATGTCATCATAGCTAAGTGGTATCCAGAATCTTCAGCCAGATCCCGTGACTTGATCAAGAATAAGGCTTATCTAGATAGAGACTTTGAGAAAATATCATCTCGGTTTACATTTCTTCGTCCGACTGTGGAAGAGACATCTACATTCTTATTTGGTTTTTCTAACACTGAAACAGACAGAGCTTCGTTTAATACTGCTGTCAATGTGCTTCGTTCGAATGATCGTGCTAGAATCACACTTTTATCGAATGTGAGGAGGGTGTTTGTTGATGATGAATTTTTCCGTCTTTTGGTCACTAGGAACATCTATTCAGGGTTTGAATATTCCATTGTACGGAGAATGGTGTCTGCTCACAGAGAAGATTCCATAAGAGAGAACTATTGTCGGACTTTGGAACAAGTTGCTGTTTCAATGTCAAGTGGTCTGATCTATATACAGAATTCTAATAGATCTAAGGAAGAAATCATGGAATCTGGTCTGAAGTTCCTAAATGAATTCACCTCGTCTTCGGTATCAACAATTCCTATAGCTATGACAAAACTAGATCATGTGTGCCGTTCTTTCTCTGAGTTGCTAAAGTCTGTTTCTCCAACAGTATTCATGAGTCTTCCGATACATGATAAGGTTAAGAAAGCTTTGGTTTGCGCTGCTAATATTGTATCTCAGCAACTTGGTATGGAATATGAAGAGGAGTATCAGGCATACAGTTATGCTCTGTCGGTCTGGTATATCAAAGAACAGAGATACATCAAGAAAAACTACGATGTTAGTAGTGATTGCAAAGTTGGTATCACCTACAGAGGAGACAGGAATTTGGCAATAGAGACTAGGTCTGGTTTAATGACTATAACAATAGATCGGAAAGAATGGGGTCCTTCGCCTGATATTACCATACCAATGAAAGTGCTTTTGAACAATAATTTTACAGATGATTCATGTCGTAGTGTGAAGGAATGTCTGGATAAGGATGTCAACATCGCTTTGTTCGAGAAGTCCATCAAAAGTAATTCAAATGCTCCTGTCATATACATGGAATCTGGACGTATCTTCGTTGCACCCCATTCAGTTATTCCCGCTGGCACATTAATCTTATCCAAATCTGTTGTCAAATTTGCAAAAGTAATAACCACAGCAAAGATAGAGTTCAGTTCTACATTCAGTGGATTAGTGGAAAGCAACAGCTCCTTCTCATTAGGACGCATAGTTGAAGGACGGTTTGTGACTGTATATGACATAACCTCTCAATTATTTGATCCTGCTAGTCTGATATCGAATGGCGATAGAAAGATCGGTGTCCTTGGAGAGATTGAATCAATATTTACTGATAAGCCGATTGACATTGATCTGGTTACTTTTAAAATACCCCTACTTGCTAGCAAAATAGGAATGGTACCAAGATACGAAGAATTCCGAATAATACCCGAAAATTGGGACGATGTAGATACTAATGAGTCAGTGTCTGCAGTTGATGCAGAAGCTAAGGAAGATAATGATTCTGATCTTGATTTCTTCGAATTTGAAACAACTGCAGGCGATATCTTTGAATCGGTTATCGATCACATTGACGACGACTTTACCGACTTAACCGAAGTATCATTCAAGCCAGGCCAGATCAGGAAATCTACACGTCAGCGAGTAAGATTCACCGAATCTTATTGCAATATTGTGAGAAAGAAACTTGATAGGGATCCGTCAACAACTGAGATAATTCGTTTCCTGTCTAAGACTCCTAGATGGTTTGAAGCTTATGCAACACGTTTTGTAATAGAAAATGCACGTCAAATTATCAACAAGTACAAGGATGAATACTCTGAAGGTCCAAGGGATTCGATCCGTTCTGCTGTGAACAGAGCCATTTCAGTCTTACTGAACTTCAAAGTTGATCATTTGTATGTCATGGGAGATGCAGTACGGGATTCAACCATTTCCGATCTTGAGTTGATTATAAAAAGGTCAAAGATGTTCAAGAAGGATTGTTTTGAGAGGTATTTTGGAGCTGGGAGAGATATAACATTGAGGGAGTATTATCCTCTAGCCACAAGAGCATTTTTCGACTGTGGTGACGTCGTCTACGATGAGCTCTAGATAGTTAGGATTTCCACATGTTCAATTTCTTTAAAAAATAAAAC